CAGCTTCACCTTGTTGCTCGTATATATCTTGAACACGTTGTGACGCTTCATCTGATCTAGCTTCTTTTATAATTGCAGCGTCATCAAATGTTTCTATTTTAGGACCAACAAGTTTACCTCTTACACCTTCTTTAGCTGCACGTACTTGACCTCTAGTTAATTTACCAGACTCAATACTTTTATTGTAATCTTTTATAAAGTTATATACATCACGACCATTATTGAACTTAGCTTTAACACCTAGCTTGCTTAAAAACTGACGAATAAAATCACCTATTTTTGTAAATGTACTATCATTAAATTTTACAGTGCCATTTCTAACAGTGTCAGAAAATAAAGTTAATACTTCTTCCATTTGTACTGCTGTAGGATCTTTACTGTATAACTCTAATCTTTCACGTATACCAGAATCTTCTATTAAATTAGGATCAACTTTATTTAATTGCTCTTGTAACGACTCGCTTAGTCTTCTAGCTGTATCAGGACTTTTTCTAACTGTTTGGAATATAAGAGCATGTAAACCTTCATGCGAAGGATCTGATATGCTACCTATATCTTTGTTAACTATTATCTCTTGTTCTTTTGTATCTGGATTTTGTATTATAAAAGCACCTTCACCAGATTTTTTAATAGCGTCTTCTTGATTTTCTACAAGGTTATTGTTTTGTAGATAGCTTTGTATTTCCTCTGTAGATAAAGTTTGTATACCTACTTTTTCTAATTGGCTAATAGCTTGGCCAACCTTAGCTGTTTCAGCTGTTTTAGCTCTAGCACTATAACCTCTAAGAAGTTCATTTATTTCTTTAACTCTTTGATCTTGAGGTTCAGTCAACGCTTTATCATCTACTTGCTTTATAGTATTTTCTAAAGATTTTTTTTCTTTAGAAAGTTCTATAACCTCTGCTCTATCTGTAGTTGATAAGTTTAAAGGCTTCAAACTGTTGATCGCTCCTTGTGTTTGTATAAAATTAGTTTTTATTCCTGCAGCTTCTTCAGTGGTAATATCACCAGAGTTTAGCTTTTGTTTTAAATCAAAATCTAAAAACTTTTCTGTAAATTTATTTTCACTTAATTTAACAGTTCCTTCATCTACAGTAGGGTCTCTAAAAACTTCTGTTAAATTTTCGTATTGTGATTCTTTTAGCTCTTTGTTTACGCTTCTAGCTTCTGCTGCATTTTTTAATAAACCACCTGCCTCGCCAGTGCCTCTTAATGGTCCACCAACAGCAGTGCCTAAAATAAACGTATCTACTAAATCAAGCACATAGTTATCAAAAGCTTTTTCATCTACACGATATATAGCATCAGCCATTTTATTTATAGTAAGAGTACCACTTTCAGAAAGACCCTCTCCACCTGCGCTTTTGCTAACGTTTAAAACTACGTCTTTAATGTTTTTTTCTACAACTTCTTTAGGACTATTTACTAAACTTTTAAAAACATTTTTACCTAATTTCTTTGTAAATATTTCTAGCAAACCTTCTGATGCTCCTATAACAGAACTATAACCTATAGTTTTAAGATCTATATCTTTGCCTTTTCTTTGTGCCTCTCCAGATGCTTTAGCAGCTTCGCCAGCAACTATACTAGGTATACCAACATAAGGAATAAAAGCTTGTACTAAAGATGGTATAGTACCTATGGCTTGAGAAGCAGTTCTCGTTACAGCTCTACCTAAATTTCCATCAGCTATATCTTGACCTATTGTATTTTCAAATTGAACTAATTCAGATTCTAAATCTTCCAACTGTAATCTTGCTTCTTCAGATTTTTCTAAACTTTTTTGAGCATCTACAGGTATTGTCGCTATACCAAAAGAACTCATAGCTTGTTGCTGCGCAGACCCTAGTCTATTTACAAAAGCTTGTTGTTCTTCCGCGTTTAAGTCATTAAATTTTTCCTGATCTTCTTCTGATAAAAAAGGTTTTAATATAGAAAATTTAACTTCATTGATAAGAGTTGGTATTCTAGTTATACCTTGCTCTATACTTTTTAAAGATATTTTAAATCTTTGTCCAGCATCATCTAAAAAATCAAATCTTTCCCAGTTAGATTTATCTTGTTGACTTTCTTTAGCTGCTTTTTCTTTTCTTTTTTCTTGCCTATAGTAACCTTGCTCACCTGGTTGTAATTCCCCAGAAGTATCTACCGATTCTAATTCCGTACTCTCTGGTTGAGCATCTACAATCATGATGCTCTGCTTGGGGTTGTTACTGGTGCTACAGCCGCATCCCTGTTGCCACAGCACCGTTGTCTTTCCCTCAGGGTCAGTTTGTATTTCTTCTGTAACTTCTACAGCATCAGGATATTTAGACAAAAAAGATTCTACTTTTTCTTCAGGTAAATCATATAGATCCGTACCAATCTTGTATTTAGCCATAATTATATTTTATTGGTTTTGTATTTTATAAAGACTAAAATCTTCATCTTCTTTTCTAATTGGCATTTTACCAGTTTCAACTAATTCAAGTTGACGTTTAATATCTTGAGGAGTCATTTCCTCTGTAATAACAGCTTGGTTATCAGCTCCACCTATAGATTTAGTTATAGTAATTTTATTAACACCTCTTCTACCTACTTCTTCTGATTTAGTAACCCTAAAACCCTCGTTGTTTAATGATAATTCTAACTCTTCTAAGTCAACTGGTCTTTGGCCTGACTCTAGGGCTGGACCAGACTGTATAGGTATTTTTAATTCATCTATATAGCTAATATCTATTTTGGTTTGTTTATCTTTATCATCTACAATACCAAGACGACGTTTAAATTCAGAGTCAGTAAGTTTAGTTGTTGATATAACTTGATTTGTTTTATTTAAACCAAACATGTTTTCTGTATAAGCTGTTAAAGCTTGTTTATATATTCCTTGTGATTTATCACTATAAAAACTTTTACCGTTTATACCATCTCCAGTTTCTAATTCTTTTGGCCATTCACTACCGTCTTCTTGTGTAATACCTCTACTTTCTAAAAATGGTCTTACGTTTTGTGTGTAAGAGTTTTGAGCAGCTACAGACATTAATCTATTTGTAGCTAATGCTTTAGAAATTGTAGCAGAAGAAGCTGCTATTTGTGAAGTATTTAAAGGTGAAAAAGTAACTAGACTTTGAGTGTTACGATCTATATCCGATCTAACAATATCTTCACCGTTTTGTTTTTCTCTAAGAGTTGGGCTAATAGTTAAGTCTTTAGTTATAACGTTACTTTTTTGAAGTCTACTAGTAAGATCAGTTTTATCGTCTGGAACTGTTTCAGGCATGTAATTAAAGAAATCTTCAGCTACAACTGTAAAACCTTCTTTACCAGCAACACCGCCTTTATATTCAACCATCATAGTACCAGCTTCATCTTTATAAAATCTTTCAGTACCACCATCACCCATACCACTTCTTATCATGTTTCCATAAATATACTGGCGATCTTTATCACTGTAAGCAGATAAACCACCTGGACTGCCAACACCAAGAACTGTAGATTCACTACCTAAACCAGCTTTCCACATAGCATCAGATTCTTTCATTGAAGTAAGAACACCTTTCATGCTAAGCATGCTTTGGTACTGCGCATCGTATTGTTTAGCAAACTCATTAGCTTCTCTTGGATCAGTGGCCTTATAAGACTCCATGTCTATTTTTGTAAGCGTATCTATTTGTTCTGTAGCATAATCAATAAGCGCTGGGTTGTTAAGACCATTTACACCTAGAAATTTATAAACTTCTTTAGCATTTTCCTTACGTTGTTTAATACTGTAAGCAATTTTATCTTGCGTTTCTTTTACTACTGCAGCTTCAGCTTTTCTTTTACTTGCTAATCTAGCTTGTGTTTGTTTGCCTATATTGTCTATAACATTAGCCCATATCTGAGCTGTTTTTGTATCAACAACTGTAGCTGGGTTTTCGTAAGCGCCTGAACGCCCGTAGTTTCTTGAAAATCTTGGTAATTGTGCCATATCTAACTTCCTCTAAAATCTTTTCTACTCATAGTTCCCCCACCTTTTTTATAGTCACTATAACTCTGACCACTGCTGCTTCTTGTAGCAAAATCCGTGCTGCCGATAGTATCGCCAAGTCCTTGAAGAGCTCCTATAGTAGAACCTGTTACAGCGGCTACTCCTTGTGTGGCGGCTGTTTGGGCTTGTTGTTGACCTGTTATTTGCGCTTGCAGCCTATTTAGTTGCTCCATATCCCTTCTTTCTTCTTCACCATATACAAACTCTCTACCTAATACATCCGCCTGCTGCATGCGCTGTGCTTCAGCTATTCTAGCTTGCATAACTTTAGCTTCACCTGTGCTCTAAGTTTTTCGTTATTAACCTCTTGCTGTTCTAAACTTGCAGATATACCACGCTTACTTTGTAATGCTGCTTGGGCAAGAGCAGTAGCTCCACCAGCTGACGCGCCTGTAGCTCTAAGCGTGTCTAAGGTATTGGCTAGTGATATATCAGCTTCTTCAGCTTGGAATTCAGCTGCTTGTGTGGCTACAGATAAAGTTGCCATAGGATTAGAAATCATACCAGTCAAGTCTTCTACACCTTCATAAGGGTTTATAACATCTTGCCTTGTGTTTTCTATCTCTTCCATTTCTGCCATCAAACCTTGTTCACGTCTTCTAGCGTCTCTATATTGCTGCTTTTGAAAACTTAATCCAGCATACCCAAGACCAACCTGCGCCATTCCAATAGCTAGATCTGCACCTGCTTGTACTGATTTTCCTACATCTCCCATAGTTAATTAATTATTTTAACAAAATGATCTTCACAAGTTAACGTTTTAATCCATTTGTTTTTTTCTAAAAATTTTTTATACCCATCTTTCCCAGCTGTAGTCCAAAATATATGTATATTATATTCTTCTAACTGATTTAATTTTTTTATGTACTCTTCTAAATATTCGTAAAGTTTATATAGATTTTTAACACTAGGCTTTGCTTCTATGTTAGATAATGGAAAAGCTGTTATAGCCACATGGCTAGCTATCCACAAACCTACACAATATTTATCTACTCCTTCGTCATCGCTTAAAACAAATATATCCCAAGGCATTAAAGCTCTATCAGGCAAAGCAAACATGTGCGCGTCTGCCCATTTTAACATTGTTGGGTAAAAGTTTTCTATATTTTCTTGACGTATTTTCATTTGATTTAATAAGCTGATTCTACATATTCAGAAGATACAGCAAACAATTCTCTAGCTTTACCACCTAGTCCAGCTACTTGAGTGCTATTATCTGTTCTTATAGTTACAGTAGAATAATAACCTTTTACACCTGTCATGCTGTTCCAAAAACAACCTCGCCAGAAGTAGCTTGACTACTATTAATTAAATTAGCAAAATACTTTCCTTCTTTTTTGTAAAAACCTGCGTAATACTGTATACCTGTATTTGGATCTAGATAAGCTCCTTCGTCATAGCTATAAACTAAATTAGAAGTATCATTTAAATCAAAACTTCTAGCAGCATTAAAACCTGAAACTTCCCAACCTGTTGATCCTTCGTAGTTTACAGTTTTAAAAACCTTAGACAAGCTAACTTGAGGATTAAATATAAATGTAATTGAAGAATCAGAATAAACTCCGTAAAATATAGATCTATCGTTGTTTTGACCTGTTTCATTATTATGACGCCATAGTTGACCGTTTTTAATGCTAAAGTAATTACTCTGTACACTAAAAGTTTGTTCAGGTTTATATGTGTAAAAACTAGTCCAACCTCTAACAGACTCATCAAAAGCCAAAGTTTGGTATGTGTTTATAATATTAGAACCTTGCAAGCTTAATACATATTGCTTTGTGTATATATCCCAAGCACCAATAGCTTTTCCATTAACAGCTACTGTATCTAAATTTTTAAACTCATCTCTAAAATAGTCTATCATGCCATAGTTAGATATTTCAGTAAGACCGTCTTGAGATAAACGCATTACAGCATTTCTATTTTTATCTGTAAAATATTTTCTATATCCATACACAGCAAAGCTTTCTGGATTTTTACTAATACCAAAGTTACCAGCGTAAGGTACTATTTGACCTATAACTAAGTTAAGCGTACTAACCGCAGATCCTTGTCCTTCTGCAGAGTATATAGCGTCTTTATCTATTAAAGCTTTACTAACTTTATTTTCTTGGAATATAATAAGGTTTGTATCTTCAGCATATAGTTTTTGTATACTACCATTTGCAGGATCTACAGATCTAGTTATATCTTCACCTACGCTAAATACATTAGTATCATTAACACCTGTTCTAGAATTAAACACACCAGAGTATATCATACTATTGGTTCTGTCAGATGCGTTTGGTTCATCTTCTACTAAATAAGCTTTAGCGCCGTAAGATACATTAGTGTTGTTAAAACCACCCCTTATTCTAGCTTCTTCAATACCCCAGCTATTAGCTTGATCTGTACCACTAACAGCTGTTACAGGGTAACTACCATTAGAACCAGACGGAACACCCGTGCTACCCATCCATATAGGATCTGTAGTGCTAGTCGCTCCAGTAGGCATTGTCTTTTTTAATAAAAAGGAATTAAAATATTTTACTTCTACTACTGCTGCCATATTTTAAGTGTATAAGCTAATTATAGGTGTTGAATCAATATTTAAACCTGTTGAATTTAATCTAGTTTGATAAACACCACCTTTGTTAGTTTCATAATTAGATGCAAATTGTACCGGGAAAGGTTGACTATTTGGATCTATATATTGTAATCTACAAAAATAATAATAATAATTATTAGTAGCTGTAAATTTAGTAGTAAGATTTACATCTGTATAAAATTGAGTTGCGTATTTAGCAAAAGGTTCAGCAGCATATACATCTGTAAATCCAGTTGGTGGATTTATAGCTGTGCTATCAATATTTGGGTTTGTTAAAACGGTGGCGCTACCAGTTGATGATATTCTATATTTATAAACACTTCCATAAGTTGAAAACTCAGGTGCTATTTGTATTATACCAGAAGCGCTAGTTGGAGAATTAAAATCACCGAAAACAACTTGTTGAGTCATAGCACCATTAGTATAATAAAAAGGAACATTGCAATTAACAGTTCCATTTAAAAGAAATGGACTTGCTACTAATGTTGGTGGGTTATCGTAAGGAAACGGGTGTGTAATACCTCCGCCACCAGCTAAATTACCAAATAAAAATCTATAATCACCAACATTATTAAACGCGAAAACTCTACCAGCTGGTGAAAACCTAAATATATCATTAACAGATGTAGATATTACCGTTTGATTAACACCTATACCATTTGTACCAAAACTTGTTGAGGTATTAGTCGTGTTTGTCATACCCGTTAAACTAGCAGAGCTGTTTTCATATGTACCTCCATTATATTGTATAGAATCTCCGTTTAAATCATTAGCAGCTTGCCAAGAGTTATTTGAATTAGCTCTGTACTGTATTGCAAACCTTTGATTTATTTCAGAAGTAAAAGATGAAACACCACCTGGAGTTCCCGCTGATATAGGATATAAATTATTAAGTTTTAAAATAACATAAAAAGTGCCTTGTGTTAAACCTGGTGATGAAGATATATTTGTATATTGCCCAGTATAATTACTACCAGAAGTACATATGTTGTTTGTCAACGCAACGTCTAAAGCGCTTAAAGAACTAAATCCTTGCATATAGTTATTAGTAGTTCCAGAGTTAACAACTGTAGTTGCGCTTGTAGAAATACCAGTAGCATTACTAGCAAAATATAACGAAGCACCTTCACCATCCTTCATTGTTAAATCCATGCTATTATCACTAAAATTACTAGGAACTGTAGGAGCTGTAAAATTTACAGTAAACGTTGTTGATCCAATAGCGCCACCAGCGTCTGTTACTTGTAGTGTAAACGTACCAGTACCTTCAGCTGTAGAATCATTGTTAGTTACATTACCACTTGATATTACAAAATTACCACTACCACTTTGCGAAGTAATAGAGTATGTTAAACCTACAGTAGATTGACCTCCTGAAGGATTAGAACCATTAACACCCGTTATTGGTGCTAGTATATTAACTTGGCCTTTTGTGGCAGCGATAGTCGTTGGAGTATTAGTTATAGAAGGAGCTATATTACCAATAGATATTGTTCTTGTAAAGTTTGGACTTCCACCATCTACATTAAATTCTAAAGCATATGTAGTTCCATTTGAACCATAGTAAAAATATTCTCCAGCTTGTACTGTTATATCATAAGTACCATCACCATTATTAACAAGGTTAAACTTTGTTACATCAGTACCCGTAGCGTTGTTATACTGTCTAACTAAAGTAACCGTTGTTGGGTTAGGACTAAGTGGATTACCAACTAAATCTGTAAAGAAAAAATTATCTACAATCACATCACCGGGTGAAGTAGCTTCTGTTAGTGTAGGTGTGAAATTTCCAACACCAGCACTTCCACCACCACCCGCATCTATAGCTGTGTTTAATACTGATATTAAACCTGTTGTACTAGATTCCCAAAATATATCTAATCTTGAAACTGTAGGTTTAGTTTCTAAAATGTTTAAGTTTTCAAATCTTAAATAATCTGTATTACCATTATTTTGATACTCTAAATTAACAACACCGAATTGATCGGCTGTTGTTTGTGAAGTAACAAACTCTGCTATAAAAGGGTTTGATTCAGATCTAAAAAAAGCGTAATAAGGACTTTTAGGACTAGTAACTGGTATTATATCTCCACTGTTGTTTTTAAGCTGTAATACATCGAAAGCGTCAAACAAATCTTCAATTTGATTTACAGTAAAAGATTTTCTTCCTGGAAAATATTGTTCGTTACCAACATTGCTAAATTCTATATTAGTGTTAACAACTCTACCAAAAAGCCTAACAGAACTTCTAAACTGTTTGTCTTGAGCTCCAACTTCTGTTAAATCTCTAGGCACTTTGTTTATATTATCATTTAACAATGTTATAAATGTAGAGTTTTGATCTGAAAGCGGAACTGGTGGAGATGTAGTCGTACTATAATATGGAGTTCCTTTTATAGCACCAGCTGTGTATACATTGTAATACTCTTGCTCTAGTTGCTTAACTACAATTTTATAACTATACCAACCAAGTGGATTATAGCCATCACTTGTAGGATCTCCATTGTATAAACCAGGTATTCCAGTAAGTTCGTCTTTATCAAATCCATTTCCTACAAACAGTGTATTAAATTGAACTTTTAAAGAATCTCCTGGAAAAGTTATAGAGTTATTAGAATCTTCGTAAGGAAGATAAACAGTATCAGCTCTAAACGTTTCGCTAGAAGCGTCAGTATTATTTGAAAGTAAAGTTGTTGATTGTCTACCGTATTTATCAGCTAATACAATACCTACTTGATAGTTTCTATTTTGTTTTACGCTGTGGTTTGGATATTCAACTTGAGATAAAGAAGTATAAGTTTCAGTATTACCATATTTAGGAGTTACAGAAACTTGATAATCAATAGCTGGAGGAGGAGTGTGCTTATCTTGAAAATTACTATAAACAACCCTGTTACTAATAACTTCTTGACCAAAAGCTTTTACTGGAATTTTATCATATACTCTAATAAGCTCTGCTTCTGGAAGAGTTCTGTAAGGTTTTGTAGATAAGTACGAATATTCAAACATAGTATCTGTTCCAGTAAATAAAGGATTACCAACAACTTGTATAGTTTCTACCACTTGAGTTGCTAAAGAATCTGATTCTTTATATAAAATATCTATTTCAGTTATTTGAAAATTAGAATTTAAAGTAGATTTACCAGTTGGTAATGGTATTTGTAAATCTATTTGATTTACTTTATTTTCCATAAACTCTACAACTGTACTTGTAAAAGTTTGGCGTTCGTCACCAGATAAAAAATAACCATCTTGTTTAGGTATAAAACACTCTTGTGTAAATGGAGCAAATATAGAATATTCACCATCTACAAATTTAAATCTATAACTAAATCTTACAAATTTATCTTCTAAGTACTGAGGATCTCCAGCAAAGTTAGGGTTACCACTAGGATCTTCACCTGCCCAATACGGGTTTTGTACGTTAGGTGAAGTGCTATCGTTTAAAGGAATATACTCACTAAACCTATCTTTCATTGTAGTTTCATAAACTCCAGACCCAGAAGATGTTTCTTTTATAACTTGAATAGATTGGTGAGGATTATATTTAGCTACAGATATTTTATCTTCTGTATTGTAATAACCTACACCTTCGTCTTTAGCTAATTGAATATTTATTTTTCTAGGTTGATTTCTATTATCTGTAAAAAATAATAAATTTTCTAATAGGTTTACACCTATAATAGGTTTGTTAGTAGAAAAATTTAAAAAAGAACCTTGTACTAATTTAGTAATAATACTATTTCTAGTGTTAAAACTAAATATAAAATTTTTAGCATTTTTATTGTAAGTAGATACATTATCAGTATATGGATCTGTATAGTCTGTAAAAAATAAATACACAGTGCTGTTAAACTCATCTACAAAAAAACCTATACAACTACCTACAGAAACACCACCATTAGCAGTATTAAAATCAGCCATAGATTTATTACCTAATACATTTTCTAACGCGCCGACATCATCACCTTCTGACTTACTAACCTGTATGTTTACAGCGTTGCGATATTCACCTTGTGGTATAAGTCTAGCATCAAGGTCTTTGTTCATCTTTGATTTGATGAACGCGTTTTTAACTTCAGCCATTTAATTTTAGTGTTTAATCCATTTAGATTTACCTCGCATAACTTGAACTATTTCGTTTAGTTTGATATTAGACAAACGTATTTTAGCATTGCGAAGTTTGGCACTTTTTTCTTTTTTAAGTCTTTGTACTACGTACTCAGGTTGGTTTATTCTAGTAGAAACTATAGCATGTAGTATATAAGCATAGATAGCTTCTTCTGCCATCTTTGGTATTTTACTATCAACATCTAAAGCTAAACCATCAGATATATATTGAAAGTTTATAATTTTATCTACCAAATCATTAGAAAAAGATATGGTGTTAGTTCTTTCGTTTATATTAAAGAAACCATTTAGATTAGCGTATTGAGGATCTATGCCATATTGTTGGCCATATGCTAAAGAATAATCGTTATAAAATTCAGCAGCTCCTAAATCATTAGCAAGTTCTGTTCTGTTTTTTAAACCGTTAGTGTTCCACCTGTCATCTATAATAGAACTTCCCGATTGTATGTTGTTGTCAAATGAGTCTTGTATAGGGACGCCTTCTGTATCTTGAACTGGTAACTCAGTCGGACTTTGATGAAGTGTATTTGAAGGCATTATAATATGCTGAGCACCTGAGCTATCAATCCAATATATATTAGTATAGTTTACATAATCTTGTGGTAGTGGAATACTTAAACTATGCGGTATTGTTAGTTCTTGTGATTTAATACTTTTTAAAGTATCGTAACTAAACTCTTGTAAACCTCTTTTAGCGTGAAATATAATATCAGTTCTTTTGACACTTGGTATTAGTTTACCAGCACCGACATAAGCTATTTGAAAATTGTTTATAATATCATTTAAAGACACATAAGAATAAGAACCCCAATTATCTTCTACAACGTCACCAAAAGCTTTTTCAGCAACTGTATTACCGTAGTTACCTCCATCTAATTTTTTAAGCTGTACAACTACATATGTGTTAACAGCTAGCTCAGCTGTTATTGTTATTGTATTACCTGAAACAGTATATGCGCTAGTATACTCAGTGTATGTACCGGCTAAACCTGTTGAACTTGTGTATAATTTAAAATTGTTTTGACTGTAGCTAGGTGTTGAAGAAGATACAGCGTAAAATATTAAGTTAGTATCAAAGGTTGTAGTAAAAGTTTCACCACCACCAACAGTGCCAATTGCTTGAAAGCTTTGTGCGCCTTCGTAATATTGTCTATTGTTTTCTGTAAGTAATGCCATTTATTAACTTTTTTGATTTATTTCGTCTTGTTGTATTTCGCTAGCCGCAGCTTGTATTATTTGAGGATCTCTAATTATAATACCTGAATATTGTAGTATTCTTAAAATAACTTCTACTTGTTCATTGTTATTTATCTCAAAGTTTTGAGAGTTATTAGGGTCGTAAACATATTGACCTAAATTTCCAGTAGAAAAAGCCCAAGTTACATTAAGCGGTTTTCTAATAAAAGAAGCTTCTATACCAGAAGTAAGTTCAGTAGGTCTTACAAATAATTTATTATTTTCATATAAGTATGTAGGAAATGATTTTGTTGATTTTGTAAGTGGAGATGCTTGTATATTGTAGAATTCATTACGTTGTAATCTTTGTAATTCTACTTGATCACCTACTACAGGCGTGTATGTAACTGTTCCAAGTCTATAAAAAGCTATCTCATCATTTCCAGGATTGTCATTATAAACCACGGTAGCTCCACTTATTGTGTCTGTAGTTGGTAAATTAAAATGATTAGTACTAAAACCGCAAGTACCAACAGCTTTAAAAATAGATATGTTTTCATCTATATTTATTTGCCTATCAGAGTAATCATAATCTGCTTGTGGCACTCGTAATTGCTGGTTCAAATCATCAAAGTATTGTTCGAATATATCTAACTGAACCTGTGTAGCTGTTTTGTTAAACTCGTCAGGTGTAATATAACCACGCTGTTCTTTATTGAGTATAAGTAAAACGGTTTGATATACAGTGTTTACGTTTATTGCCATTTATATTTTTATTTATATACAGGGCGTATTACACGCCCTGATATATTATTACATGTTATAGAAGTTTTTTCTCTATTGATTTGTAAACTTCAACACCCTCGTCAGTTTTGAACCACGCAGCCATTGCTGAATATGGGTTTTCTTCGAACGGTACGTTCATTAATTTTCTTCCATTGCTACCCCAAGTGAATGTTCTTTGGTCTTGCGATAGTTTGACTATGCCAGATTCCGCAGCAACAATTGCTATATTTCTTAGTTGTACGTTTTCATCATTTGCTAATTCTAAAAACAAACTAGGGTTTTTCTTAGCGAATAATAATAAGTCTCGTTTAAGTTCTTTAGAACTCATCTTAGATACTTTAGAACCTAACTCAACACGCATTATAGCTTCTGATTGATCTACGTCCATTTCTCTCGCAGCGTTTAGTGCATCTACCTGAAGTTCAATAACATCTAATTCATCTTCAGCTTCTGCTACCGCGCTAAACTCTTCATACATTCTACCTCTTAATGGGTGATATAATGAAAGTAGTTTTTGTAGGTTTTGTTTTTCTTTAGTAACCTGTAAAGATCCGTTTTTAAACATTATATGTCCTAATGTTGATTCTCCTTTTTGTTCTGAAACAAAAGGTGAGTCTTGATTAGTTGCATATCTTAATTCTTTTTGCACACCTGTTTCAGCGTCAAAATAAATTAAAGCGTGCTTTCGTGTATGCCTACTGGGAATAGTTAATGTTAAAGGTGATTTATTTCCTTTTAAATAATAAACTCTATCTTTAATTTCCCATTCAGGTTTACTTGGTTTTTTCTCTACAGTTTTAGCCTTAACTGTTTTTTGAGGTGCAACCTCAATTGTTTCTACTGCTTTAGCTTCTTTAGCCATGATATAATAAAATTAAATAGTTAATAAGGGTAAGTATTACCCCTGAAATTACATCAGGGGTAAGTCTTACCTATGTAATTACACTCCTTTGAAAATAACAAAGTTGTTAGCACCTTGAGTAATCAAACATCTTTCAGATAGGAAGTTTACTTCCATTGCATCAAGAGTTGAGGTATAAGCACCACCAACTGAACCAGTCAACCAAGTCTTCATACGACGATCATCACTTTGTGATGCTCTATATCGCACGTGTAAGAATGGACGACGGATGTTAGTACCAAGAATTTGGTCATATACAGTTGAAGTACCAGCAGGAACTAATACACCTTCGACAGAACTAATTCCATCAATAGCGCCACGAGTTGAAGCGTCATTTAGATATTTCCAGTCAGTTTTATAGAAGTCATAAGAACCTCTACGGAAACCGCTAAAGCCAAGGTTTAATGCCATGTCTTCAGAGTTTTCAAACAAACCGTAAGCAGCACCAGCACCAGTGTTTCCACCGTTTAAGCCAGCTAGCATATCATCAAAATCTAGAGATGTTTGGCGATTTAAGAAAAGCATGTTTTCTTCAATAGCACCTTGAGTGTCTAGGTTTTTAAGGATAGCATCAAAATCAGCTAAACCGTCGTTACCAGAAGCAGTGAAGCCTACAAGCTTATTACCACGCTCTTCGATAGCAGCAAATAAACCTTGCGTGCCAGGAAGTTTGCTAGCTTGATATGCTCCAGCACCAGCATTAGTGTTTAATTCGCCTTCAACCAAAGCCATTTCTAAGTAATCTTCGAAACGTAGACGAGTTTCAGACTCAGCTTTTAGATACCATAGATATCCAGAAGTTCCGTCTTCAGTTGCTACTTCCACCCAACCAATTTGAGCAGCGTCAGATCCTGATACTACATATTGATTACGAATAATTACTGGAGAGTTGCTATATTGAGTTAGCTGTGGAGTTACGCTTACACGTGTAGCTGAGTTACCAGCGCCAGTACCAATTGAAGTACCTTTAGTATAGTCAGATCCATACACAAAGATTTTCAAATCAGTTGCTGAAGCAAATACAGTTTGTACGTCTGAACCTCCATAAAGCTGTACAGCGATATGACCAGCATCAGCAAGAGTACCACCGTTAATTGTAGGCACGTCAGTTACAATACCTTTAGCTTCACCACCGTCTGAAACGTCCATAATAACGATAGTATCGTTAATAGAGATTACGTTTACTACAGTAGTTCCGTTTACAGTTGTAAGGTCTAAGTGTGTTGCGTTAGATAGGTTTGCAGCTACGGCTGTATAAGAAATGTGTAGACGGTTTTGTTCAGACCAAATTACTTGATCAGATGTCATTGGCATTTCAGCGCCTACCATACGTAAGAATCCAGATAGTGTACGGTTACCGTAACGCTCTACTTCTTGCTCATAGATTTCAGGTAGATATTGCTGTGCAAAGTCATTACCTGAACCGTCGTTAAACTTTAGATAGTTATCAGCTAAAGCTTGTTGTTTTTGAGATGGTACTAAAGTACCAAATGTTGGAGTTAAACTCATAATGATAAGTTTTTGTTAGTTAAATTTTTTAGTTTTGATTTTTAATTTTGAAGAATCAAGACCGCTAATTGCTTTAACTTTTAATCCGTTAACAAATACATTACCAGAAGCTGTTTGCCTAGGTTCTGTACTTATATTTTTAGATTTAACCATAACATCTTTCACAGCATCGGCTTTGCCTTGCTCATAAAAATGTTGTGCTATAGTGTCAGCATTACGCGCTGCGTATAAAGCTTTGTGGTAACCTTTAGCATCTGATATTTCTCCTTTTTCATTTAAGAACGTCTTAACAAAATTAGTAATATCAGATTGTTGCTCTGCTACCTGTTTAGGATTTTTAATATTATATCTAAATTTTTTTTCACTAACATTAAAATCGAAACCTTCGAAATCATCAGTGAAAAGATTAGATGTTTTGTTTAAAAAAATATCCTGTTTTTGCTTTATAGAGTCTTGCTCTTCGTTGTATCGGTTGAAAAAGTCTGTAGCTTTTTGTTGCTCTTGAGTTACGCCCGGTCTCAACTTGATCTCGTCGTAGTATTTACTTTTTAAGCTTTCAAGAAAGTCTTTAGCTTTTGCAGCCTCCTCTTTAAACGCAATTTTCTTTTTGCGTATATCTTTTGGTTCATCTATATCTTCATCGTAATCAAAGTCTTCTAATAAAAGACTTACATCTTCAGAATCTAAATGTGGTTTAGTTTGTTTATAATATTCTCTAATTAAAGTTTTATTATCAACGTTGGTATAATCTGCATTAAGCCTAACATAGTCTTGTACAGTTCCACCAGTCTCTTCCATGAAAGAAACTAGTTTTTCAATATTTTCAGGTAGAACCCTTTGCTCTTGCACGGCTTGTTCTACTTCTTTAGTTACTTCGTTTTGTTTTTGTTCTTCTTCAGTATCTTCAATTACAGTTAAAGGAGATTCTACTTCTTTGTCGGGGGTCCGTACTTCTTCAACCACTTCTTCGCTGTTGCCACTGTCTTCGTGCTTTTCGATAATAGCATTGCTATCATTTGTCTCTTGTGTTTGAACGGCATCGTCTTCTTCTTTTATTATTACTTTAGTAACTTCTGGTTCTGTTTCTATTAAAGGTTCTTTAATATTAACCTTAGTAACTTCATTACTTGATTTACCTAAATTTTTAGGTTTTGAAGGGGTTTTTATTTTAAACTCTCCTTCTTGTTTTACTTCTTCTGACATAATATAATAGTATAAAATTAAAGGATTTTATTTTCAACGAGGCTCAAACTGTTCTAGTCCAAATCCCCCTAGTGAGTCAAATCCAGATGACTCAAAGTTTTTAGGTAGTTCATCGTTTTGACGCTGCGAAATCATTTCTGATTGCTGTGTACCTATAATTCTAGCACGCTCGTCTTTACGATCTTCTATTTCTTGTTCTTTAGCTTTTTCAACATTAGCTCTAGCTTGTGCTAACTGTAAGTTATATTGAAACTCTTGTTCCATTAATTGTCTTTTTATCTCAGCTTCTGTTTGCATTCTTTGTATTTCAAACTGAGATTTACCCTGCTCTAATTGTAGTTTACCTTCATTTAAAGCTTGTTGTTTTTGAACTTCAGCCATAGCTGCTTTTTCAGCTGAAGCCGCGTTTGCTTGGGCCTGTGCTTGTATATTTTGTAATTGGGCTTGTTTAACTTGCTCAGCTTTTACTTTTTGTCTATATTTTAAAAACTGATTAGCTAATTTTAAATTGCTAATTTGTCTTATATCTATAGCATCAGACAAATCTATAAGACCACCCTGCAGAGCAACTTGAATATTTTGCTCTAATCTTTGTTGCTCTTCCTCGTCTGGTTCTAACTCTAAGAAAATACCAAACTCATGAGTGTTTAATTTTTCTATATCTTCTAATGTAGAAACATTAAATTGATTTATAGAACTAAGTAATGCTTCTTTGGTTAAAGGGAAATTAAGCATGTCTGATATTCTTAAACTTATATTTTCTGCATTACGAACCGTTAAATACATTAACGATTGTAATATGTGTTTAGTCGCTGTATTAGAAGCTGCAGCCGCTAATTTTTGTAAACCTACTAACGAATCCTTTGCTGGTTGACTACCATCTCTAGCTTCGTTAAGCCCCGTTACATCACGTATCATTTGTAAATAATATTGATACGTTTGTACTAACGCTTGTATTTTAGCCATACCAGAAGATGTTTGTAATTCTTGTATAGGTACTTTACCTCTATTAGGATCACCATCTTGTGTTAAACTTCTACCTACAATACTACCAGTTTGAAAATACATATTCAAAGCTTCTTGAGGATTATAAGTAGTTCCATTACCAAGATCAACTTCTGCTAAGCCATCTACATCAACGTAAACACCATCAGGTACCATACGTGATAACACTTGCTGTAGTTTTAAATGTGTTAACTGTATCATATCTGCAAACCCAATACATTTACTAACTAAACTTTCAATACGACCTTTGTACATTCTAGGTGCAGATATATTGTAGTTCATTTTAACTTTAGTCTGGTTACTAAAAGGTCTTGTCATATTTTCAGACAATTCCCATTTAAGCATTTTTTCGTGACCAAGTATTTTAGCACCGCTGTATAAAACCTCTATAGCTCTATGAACTCTATTGAAGTTATCACTTTCAGGTGGATCAAACGTGTCTGGTTTTTCTAAAGCTTTTTCAAGACCTTGATCTGTTTGTTTTATTTTAAATACTTGATTTTCATAAGTTTTATATTCAAAATACAATACTTGAATTTGACTTTGTTGATCGTCTTGAGCGTAATAATCACGAGTGTAATTTACATTACCTGGGTATTTTTGTATTTCTTCTAAATCAGAATCTGTTAAATAAGGAAATTGTTTTTTAAGTTCTTCAAGAGTAACGCTTTTAACTTCACCTACATAATATATATCTTCAAAATTAGGATCTTCAGTATATGAATAAACTAAATTAGCTGGATCTACATATTCAACTGTAAGGCCATTAGCTAAATTAAAATCAGTTTTAGTTGCAGCTATACCTATAATGGTTAAATCAGAAGCCAAACGTTTTTTTACTTCTTCATATTTATTATAATTAAAAACATTAGATATAGCCTCTTCTTCTGCTATTTCAATAGCTTGCTTGTAATTTAACTGAAGGTACATGTCTAATTCCTGTTTATTTTCAGGAAGCTGTTCTGGATCTGGTGTCTTAAAAAAGTTTTTACCAGTTATTTCATTAAACTCTTCTATTAAATCTTTATTAGTTATATCACGTAAAGCGTTAAAAGCGTAATCAGTTCTTTCTTTTAAAGCATATGGATCTGAAGCAAAAGATTTTATTTTATAACCTTTGTCAGTCATACCATTTACAACAATATCTACAAACTTAGATAATACAGCTACTGGTTTCCAGTCTAAATTTAAATAAGATAAATCACCGTTAATAGATAATTCATCTTTATACTTTGCTACAGATTGTTCACCTCTAGCGTATAGTCTTAATCTATGAAAATCTTGCCAACTATTACCAAAACGGCCTCCAGCTCCTAAACCTCTGTCGCCTCTAAACCATTCGTTTTCTATAGCTCTTCCTACAGCTAAGCCATAATCATATGTCTTTTTCTCTGCGTCTGGTACTACCTGACTTGGGAAAGAACTATTAACATTAGTGTAAATCATCTATTTTATTATTTTTGAAATATTGCCTTTATTATCATATTTTTTAAATGATAAATTAACAGCCTGTTTTTTTGATTTATAAACTGGTGTATATTTGTTTTTGTTACAAGCCATTATAGCCAAACCAGAACTAATAGAAGCATCGTGTTTTGTTCTATTGTTTATATTAAACTTAGCCCAGTCTTCTAACGTTTCTTGAAAATACATATTACCATACATAGTTTCTTTAAGCCCAACGTGATCTTCTATATAAGATTCTATAGCAGCGGCGTGAGCTTGCTTAATATCTTCTGATGAGTTAGGTATTCCACCTATCTCTCTTTCCGCTACAGACAGTTTTAATTTATCTGGTCTGTTCATTGAGAAAGCTCTGTAACCTCTACGTTTTAAATAATACAAAAGTCTAGGTTTATTATTTTCTGCTAATAATGGCATACCGTAAAAATGTAAAGCCATAAGTACATCTTCAAAGAATATCTCAGCCGTTGGAGGTCTTGATATATATTCTAAGAAAAACATATTAGCCGGTACGTTTTCCATAGAGAATTTTGTAAGTCCGTGAAGAGCTCCGTTAGATCCTCTATTATCTACTGTACCTGATATATCGTATGAGTCACATCCAAAAGCACCGCAGTGCTCGTTACCAGGATATTTAACTCCATTCTTTATTATTACACGATTTTGTAATTGTATAGGTGGAACCCATGAAACTAAGAACCTACCATTTTTATTTGGCATAAAATTAACAATAGTATCTTTTATACCACCTTGCCAAGAAAAATTACCTCTTGTTACTAATTTAGAGTTATCAGACTCATCGTTATAATCTATCTGCTCGTATATCTTAGTTAGATTAAATAAAGATTCTTTTGTCTCATCTCTAAAAGCATGCTGCTCTGTACGAGGAAACTGCCTATAATATTCATTTAAACTATCTTGATCACCTTTTAAACCTTCAACTTCGTTTTCCCAATGGTTTATAACACCTACTTCAACTTGAAGCCCGTCGGCGCCTTCAACTGATTCTTTTGGCGTATCAAAGACAGGGTGTCCATAAGCATCAATGAATCCTTCGTAATTCCACTCCATAGGTATGAACAAAGAATATAGTCCTGAGCTAGTCTGTCCATTGCGGTTTCTTTTTGTAACGTCTGAAGCATAGTATAATTTTTTAAAGTTTTCACCACCTTTATCAAGAGCATTGCTCGTTGATCCCATCATACACTTACCGACAATTCTACTACCTAATCTAAGGGTTGTTTTTGTAACCCTCCAGTTATTCAATATGTTATCAGGTCTTTCCCATTTACCTGATTCATCGTGTACAAGCAGTTTTAGTTTTTCACCATCATAACTGTTGTCACCTGTATTTTTCCAGTCAATAGTTGTATCAAGACCTACTACTTCGTCAGGCGTTTCACCTTGATCTAGTTTTCTACGAGTTAACTTTGACGCTGGTACTCTGTACGCTAGTTCTGTTTTTGGACGGTCCATACCGTCTTGTATTGGTTTAAAAAAGAACGGGTAGTTAATTGATATGGGTACTACCTTATCTGTAAACATTTTTTTAGCATCAGCCCCTGATTTTGATAAGATACCGAATCTTGAATCTGAACTGATTGTTGCCAGGTTAACAGTTTCGCCTGATGCCATGAATGAGAAACCTGATCGTCTGTTTTTGAGGTAGCACATACCGTAGCATCTTTGATCTGCTTTGCAAGCTTCCCAGAATATAAAGAATAATCTGTTTGACTCCCTAAAATCTGCTGCCCCAACATCAATTTTACTCCACTGCAAGTACATGTAGTGAGTACCAGTGAGGTAAGTAGCAATACCTTTGTTATTAAACCAGTGACCTTCGTCACGGCGTTTAAACTCTTCGTCGATATACTCATACCATTTTTCTTTAAAGTGATCCGGGTATTTATTCCACTCAAATACACTTTTAATTTTATTTAATTCTTTAGGATATTCCTCTTTAGACCATTTGTCTTTATCCTTGTTTAGTTTACCTTTAAAAGGTGGTAATGCTATTTTAAGGTTTTGTATTTCGTATATCTCACCTATTTGACCAGTCTTACTTATAACAACTATATCGTGTTCTTTGTTATAACCGTACTCCCACTTTTTGCTTTTGTTATTTCTTTTAAGCACGTGGGGTTTTATGTAATCTGTAAGTACAGTAAATAAAGTTTGCTTGTACATTACTTAGATCTACCTTCTGCAAAACCCTTAAAGGATTTTTGTTTACTATCGCTTGGTTTATCTTCAAGCATATTCTTTTCCTCTTCAATGCGATTAAGTATTTCAAACGCATCGAATATAGCTAACTTTTTTGTTGCAGCCGCGTTTTTCAAACGATCAGCTGAGATGTCATCATCTGAATCTACAATAGGTTCTTTAGCTACCTTAATTAATTCCTCAACTGCTCTTTGCCCAGCTTGGATTATATTCAACTTGGTTTTCTTGGTGCTCATACTTAATTACAATATCATTTGATTTCATACAATAAAGCCGTTGGTCATTTACGATAAACTCAAACTCACTGTTGGGTGTAAACCCTATAGTATCTCCCTCGTTTATTCCCTTAGCTTCTAAGGACTTATTACCGTACTTTAGTACACCAATAAGCTTTTGCTCTTTATCGAGCTCTAAATCATTATTATTTTCAATTGGCATAGCAAAGCATCTATCAGCAAATGCATACCATTTGTATATTTTTTTATATAAATATATTTGATCTACTTGACAAAAGTAAAAATCTTCTTTAAAGTACTTGCTGCTATTAACTTCTTTACCTTTTATGTTATAATACCTTCTAAAGATATTATGGTGAACTATAATTTCATCACCTTCTTCTATAGGTGTGTCAAAAGCAAGTGGTGTAGAAATTACAATAGCTTTGTTATTTACAAACTTATGTTTTTCAATACTAGTATTTAGCAAAAGCTCTTTGCCATCTACATCTATAGAATTATCATAAACCTTACCAATAGGTTTTATAATAAAATCGTATACGCTTTTCATTAATATTCTAAATCATACTCAACAGATATAGCCATGTTAGAATTAAACTTCTTCCATGGCAATACCTCGTTGTTTTTCTTTATATGAATATTATAAGAATTATCTTTATTGTCAAATAAAATATAAGCTATACTATGACCCCCATAAACATCTTGGCCTACAGAGTAGTGCATAGCATCGTTTTTATAGTCAGATCCAATACTGATTTTTCTTATAACAGAATCCATTTTAGTCCTCTGATTTAACTACAGTTAGATCCTCTTCTTCTTCGGTTTCTATAATAGTATATTCACCGGTTTTAAGATCGATACTTATATTGCCGTATTCTTTTTCAAGATCTTGTTTAGTCTTTTCTATACTTTCATTTACAGTTGCTATTTTATGAAGCAGTGAATGTTTGTTAGCTTCCAAAGCACCTATTTGATTTAATAGTCCGCCTAACTCTTCTTGTTGTTTAACAACTGATTCCAGTTGCTCATCTGTAATTTTTGCCATTTGATTTAATTTAATTTAATTTATATTTAATTACTTGTCTTTATTATTACTTATTTTTTTACCTTTTTCCCAAGTTCGCCCTACAAAATACGCGCCATAAACAGTTATTAATAGCGACTGGAATATTGGTATATATTGCTCTGCTATTTTAAATTCACCTATATTACCATCAAAAAAAGATAATATAGTAAATATAACAGTAAGATATATAAGAACTATTGGTCTTATATTTTTAGATAAGAAGGAATCAGAGCTCATATCCGATTCCCATCTCGCTGTTACTTGATCTTGAGCATCTTTATCAGCCTGCTCTAGCAACTCTTCAACTTTTAGTTTAGCCGCAAGCCTTTCTTCATCTGTAGTTGTTAAGTTATCTATAACTTTACCAACATCTTTAATGAGACCCCCGGTTATAAATTGAAGAATTTTATTCATTAATTACCAATTTCTATAACCTTGAAATGTTCCTCTCACAGCATCTCTTAGTGATGGAAAAGTTTTAGGTTTTTCCTTAGCCTTTTCGTCTTGTTGTTTTTGAAAAACCTTAGTCGTACTAGTTGACTCAGATCCATCTGTTGGTAATCCTTTGCCATAAGGAGACCTATTTGTATCAAGATATCCTACGTCTGAAGTGCTCACGCTTCTACCCCTTGTGTTTCCTCTAGTTATAGATGGTAAGTTACCTTCTGATATTGCTCTTGTAAAGTTACCATATTTTTTTGCTGCAGCTAGTTCACCTTCTTGTTCAACTGTTTGTAATGAATCCATAACATTTCTCAGAACGTTTCCTCGTTCTTTTTTATCATATTCTTTTTTACCGTCAGTAGAATCTGCATGTGGCGTGTCTGGATCTCCATGCATTTTATACGGAGACATTTGACCAATACCTCTATTATCAATTGAAGTTGTAATATATTTTTTACCTTTTAATTCTTCAGAAGGAATAAGACCTTTGTAATTTGGTCTAGATGCTTTAGGATCTTGCATATCTCTAAGATCTCTTCCAGCTTCTCTGATAATTTTACCTTCAATATCTCTAACTTGTGGATTACCAATACCATAACCGTGATCTCCAAACTCAATAGGTTTTGAGGTTACTCTTCTTACTGTTCCTGTTACCCCAGGAGCGTCAGCTTTAAAGTCTTCTGGTATTGGATTACCAAACTCATCTAAATTTGTTTTTTTAATTGCAGAATCCATATGTGCGGCTGATCCTTCTGCCATATATCCTACGGCTTTGCTTTTGTGCTTCTTAAAAGAAGCGGGACTTTTTCTGTAAGGCATTTTGTTTTTTTTTATTTTGTTTTATTGTAAGCTTCTTTTTCCCAAGGCAAATCCTTTGCCCCTTCATTCATACTAGATCTTGGTATTTTTTTACCTTTCCAGTATACATATTTATCGTCATAATCAAGATCACCTCTACGCATTTGATCTATATGAACCATTTCGTGGTTTATAACTTCTTGTATTTTACCACACGGTACATCTTTGTTTATAATGATAGTACCGTTATTATTAGCTTTACCTAACACGCCGTCCTCCATATCTACACTGTATAACAGGAGTATTGTCTATTGAAAATGGTGGTGTTAATTTAAAAGCCATATTATTTGTTGTAAGGTACTTTATCATTAAACCAAGCTTGTCTAGCAGAGCAACCACAAGGAATATTTAATCCTTCTGAAAGTTTATCAACTACAGTTTTAATACCTGTAGCCTTGGTAAATTTTGCTATGTCGTCTCCTAAACCTTTTGATTTCATTTATTTTCCGTATTTATCATACTGGTTTTTACCAGAAGATTTAGCATCTCTATCAATTACGTTTTCCATTTTCATAGGAGTTTTATAACGTAAAGCAGAAGTGCAATGCTTGTGCATAGGGCTATGGCCCATATGTAGTAAAGATCCTTTCATTTCAAAAACAGCTTTGTATTTTTTATCTTCTTTGTGTATTGCTTTCTTTGCATCGTAGATTAACTCTCTCTCATGCATCATATCTTTAACATACTTATTCATAATTACCATTTTACTTTGTCAGCCCAATAGGCAGCAGACATTTTACCTTTTTTAATATTTTTAGCGTGGCGAGCTTTAAAACTAGCTCTACGAGCTTTAGACTTAGCGTCTGTTTTTTTACCAGCAGTTGTTACACCTTGTTGACCAAACCTTATAATTTTTTCTTTACCTGCAGAACAAGCTTTAACTATATGTGATTTAGTTTTATGATCTGGCGTACGCCGAGGTTTATTACACTTAAGTGTTTTTTTATCAGTTGCCATATGTCCAAATTACATCAGGTGATTTATCATTATCAATATCTATATGAATAAAACTATCACCAATACCTATACGGTCTATACCGTGTTCCATTAATTCTTGTAGAAGTTTAAATCTATATCTACTGTCTTTGCAATCTATATCAACCGCTAGACCTTTTAAATGAGATGAGTTAGGTTTCCCACCTACTTTTTCGTTATGCGCTGGAGTGCGATAACCTGAGGTTATAACAACAGGTTTACCAAGCTCAGCTCTAACACTTTCAAGTATAAGTATAAGATCCTTACTCATCATCTGCCCGCTACCCTGTACGTCAGGCGAATCGAACTCTTCGTAAGTAAAATACTTAAACATTATTTTTTATTTTTAAGCTGCATCCATTTATTTATAGTGTAACCAATGGTTACTACTAACAATAATAATTTTAAACCCATTTCTATCTCAGCGAATGTTGTAACCCCTAGTGTTGTTGTGTTTATAGCGTAAAGTTTAAAATCATTAATACTCATCTTACAATCCTTTAGCGCGTTGTGTTATAGGTCCAGCTTGATATTTGCAAGGGTATTTTTTTACTTGCATACCTTTAATTCCAGAGCTACTACCTTGACCCATTGGAAAACCACTAGTATCTAATGGCCCGTCCCAAACGTGTGATTCTCCTACTTGACCTTCCAACGTGGGTTTGCCTAGTAATTTACTTATATTGTGATCCATAATTATTTATTTTACATTAAATGTTTTTCCATCAACTTCAAAAGTAGACTCACCAGCTTTTTCAGCAGCTATTTTAGCTCCAATAAAAGCATTTCCTTCTAAAGGACTTTTCATAAACACAGGTGCTTGCTGTCCCATAGACATTTGCCGTTGCTCAGGTGTGCCATAAATTGTTTGCGCCATGCCTTGAACTTGCGGATTAAATACAGGCTTAGCAATACCCATCTGATTAGCTGGCACTGGTGGTTGCATTGTCATCTCCATACCAGTTAATGGGTCTATCATTTTTAAAGGATTTTTGTGGTCCATATTATCTTTCTTTATCTTTGTTTACGTTATACACAGAGGTCATTAATACTTTATCGGTATAGGTTTGTCCGCGCATTATCTTATTTCGTCTTTCACTAATTGGAATGTCTTCCTCGCCAACCATAATCTTATACATAGTATTGATTAGCCTTTTACATTTAAACGAAACTTTATATATGTTATACTTCTGTGTCGTTCTGTTTCTTTCACGCCACACTACTATCCAACCTTGTTTAAGAAGTCTATTCCATCTTCTATTGTCCCAACTAAATGAGTAACAACCCATCTCAAAATCTTTTTTAGTGAAATGGTTCATGCAGTCTAAGTATATTAAAAGCTCTAGCTCTGCATCGTTTAAACCATTATTTCTACAAGCCCATTTGCGAATTATCCGATAGTGTTTTAAAATATTTAAATCTTTAATATCACTAGCTTCTAGTCTTCGCCTCATAGTATTACAACAACGTCTTGTAGTTTTATAACGTGAAACTTTTCTTTATCTATTTCTATACCATGACCAGCATGACGATCAAAATATATTTTATCACCATCTTTTATACCTACGATTTCATCACCCGTATTTAATACTTCAGCTTTTCTGTAACGTATATCTTCTCTATGGCTTTCAGCAAGAAGCAGTCCACCTTTTGTTTTGGTGGACACTTCTTTTTCTATTTTTATAATTAAGTTTTTACCTACCGCCTTCATCTATTCTTAAATTATTGATTACACAATCTGTTGAAAGAATAGTGGTAGCTACTGACGCTGCGTTTCTAAGTGCAGACTTGGTAACTAGCAAAGGATCGATAATACCTGACTTAATCATATTTACCATATTTCCTGTAACCACATCTAATCCTTTGCCTTTTACCTTAGGCATTTCATACGTTTCAATGCCGGCGTTTTTTAATATAGTTTTAAACGGAGCTTGTATGGCTTTCAAAAGTACTTCCTCGCTTTTACTTTTAGGTTTAATCTTAAGCGAAGCGTTGAGTAAAGCTATACCACCACCAGGTACTATACCTTCTTTAATAGCAGCTTTGGTAGCGCAAACAGCGTCTTCAACTCTGTCTGTTTTTTCCTTTAACTCAATTTCTGAATTAGCACCTACTTTAACAATAGCTACTTTAGCAGAAAGTCTTGATAGTCTTTTTTCTAACTTAATTATAGCACCAGCATTTTTTGTATTTGCTATGCGATCTTTAATTTCTTTTATAAGGTTTTCAACCTCTTCGTTATCTTTAGTTACTTGCAGTATAGTATCATTTTGACTAGTTACACTTTTAATACAAGTACCTAACATATCAGGTGTAATCAAATCAACGTCATCACCAAGATCTTCATTTATAACAGTAGCTCCAGTTAATAGAGCTAAATCATTTAATGTATCTTTTTTATTAACACCATATGTAGGTGCGTTAATAACGTTTACTTTTATATTACCCTTTGTTTTGTTCATAGCTAAAGCTGATATAACAGCTTGTTCACAGTCAGCTATAATGAGTAAAGATTTATTAGATTTAATAACGTACTCAAGTACGCTTTGTATTTTTCTAATACTTTCAACTGGTGACTCTACAAGGAGTATCAGTGGGTTTTCAAGCTCAGCAGTTTTAGATGATTTACTTGTAACAAACGCCATGTTAGTAAGACCTTTGTCATATTCAACACCATCAACTATTTCTACTTTTGTATCGCTTTCAGCTGTTTGCTCCATTGTAACAATACCAGTTTCATCTACACCTCGGAAAGCATCGGCTATAATTTCACCTAGCTCTGAGTCGTTATTTGTAGATATTGTTGCAACTTGATCTATCATATTCCCAGAAACTTCAACAGAGTTTTCTTCTAAGTATCTTATAACTCTATTAACAGCGTTGTTAATACCAAGCTTCATTTCTCTAGAACCTTCATTGTCTAGTATTTTATAAGCTTCTGTTAAGATTGAGTGCGCTAGTACCGTAGCCGTTGTTGTTCCATCGCCAGCTTCTTTGACGGTTTTTCTAGCAGCTTCTTTTAAAAGCGTAGCACCCATATTTTCTACTGGGTCTCTAAGTATAATAGAGTTTGCAACTGTTACACCGTCTTTTGTTATTACTGGCTGACCGGTGTTATCTTCCAGTATAACACATTTGCCGCTAGCTCCGAGTGTGGAGCTAACAGCTTGTGTCAATTTATCAATACCATTAAATACATTGGAGCGAGCTTCGCTACCAAAGTTAAGGTTTTTAACTATAGCGTCTGACATTTATTTGATTTGATTAGATTATATTATTTTATTTATTCAAACGTCTTAACGACTTGTGGTCCGCGTAAGTAACCAAGCTTTTTTTCATAGTGCGATATTGATGCATCTATTGCTTGCTCAGCTCCTTCGAGGGTTTCGCGTCTCGTTACGTCGATCCAAGAATCTTCTTTTTTTGGATCTAGGTATTCTGTTTGGTAGAAACCGTTTGGTAGTTGGACTATACGCCAGTGTTTCTTTTCAGATACATGCTTCCAAAGGTTGACGGTTTCTTCGCTTATTTGTGGTTGACTACTCCACGATTGAGTCTGGTAAAATAGTGTCATTGGTTTTGGTTTTAAATTACTATTTGGTTTGCCATTTCCCTGGCCGGGTATATTCTATATACTCACTTGGTTTTAGTGATTTTTACTTAATCTGCTATTGTCATAGTTATAGAAGTCGGATTTATTTCTAAATCAATAGCTTGCTGTATGCTAGCTTCTATAGAAGTCACTTGCTCTTCACCCATAGCTTCTTTAGTCCATTCAACTACTATTTCGTTTGTTAGATCTTCAAAAGGTATAAATTCACTTTCAGGATCTAAAGGTACTGTTTGTGTACCAATACTAGTTGATTGATATGCATTTCCTTCTGGATTAAGCTCATCTGAAACTCCCGTTACTATCCAGTGTACATTATACACTACATCTGTTTCACTACCCTCTGTCGGGTGTACATCTACTGTTTTACAGTTCCAATTATATACTGTTGCCATTTTTGTTTAGTTTATATTTATTAATTACTTATTTTATTTTTTTTCTAAAGTTTGTATTCTAGATTCTAAATTTTATATTTTAAAATGTGTTTGCGTTGTATATTCTATATCTTAACTTTATTGAAATAGTCTGCACTCCAGACGGCAAAGTAGAGTTGGTATTTCTATGCAATGTTGTAGCTGTGTTCGTTTTAAAAGTCCTACCTCCTGCATCTGCTGGTACGTCTCTCGAATAGAACCCGTAAGCAGAAGCACCTCCCCCAGGCATAGATTGCCCTTGTGATAGTATTTCATTAATTTTAGCACCAGGAAGCTGGGTTATAGGGCCTATACCTGTATTGCTAGCCTGTCGTATTTCATATCTTTGGTTTGCGTTAATAGCTCCAGTCGCATTATACTTTATCATCCAGGAAGATTCATAAACTATAACCGCTTTGTTTACGCCTGGTGCTTCAATTAAAGTATTTCCTAGTGAGGTGTTTAATTGTGCTGCGGTAAAAGTCCAAGTACCTTCTTGCATGCCCCTTACTACATTACCACTTGGATCAACAGCTAAATCAGCTAAAGTATCTTGTGATGACGCTTGATAATTTTGGTTAGGGCTTAAACTTCCTGATGTTGCAACCGCTGTAGCCGTAAAATCACTTAACTTAAAATTACCATCAACATCTAATTTAGCCCCAGGCGAAGTCGTTGCAATGCCAACGTTGCCAGTAGAATCTACAACTATTCTATCACTGCTCCCCAAGGCTGCGCCCCCTGATATTTTAAACTTATCACTATCGGAATTGTCCACACCCATAGTAAATCTACTAGTGTTACCTAGCTGAAAATTAATTTGCGAGTCACCCGTCGAAGTATTGTTTATCGACATCCTAGCCTGCGTATTGCCGCATTCTATTAAAAAATCTGTATCAACTGCCGAAGACGATACTTGCAAGGGCACCCGTGGGTCTGTAGTCCCAATCCCGACGTTTCCGCTAGTATCAATAACTAATCTACTCGCCGTTGCATCTACATCATAAATACTAAATCCTGCATTATTTAATCCTATAACTCCCTGCGTTATTTGAAAATTATCAGCTCCTGATGCAGTACCCGATAATCTAATTGCTGCTAAACCGCCTTCATCATGTATGTGCAAGTCCGCTGCTGGGTCTGTAGTCCCAATCCCGACGTTTCCGGTTGAATTAATAGTTACTCTTGAGCTGCCAGCTGTACCTAAATTTACATAATTATCGCCAAGCGTTATTGTTGATGTACCCGTTGTCTGATAAGAATCAAAACTGAGAGTAGTGTAATTTCCGCCTGGATCGTTTCGAGTATCTATTGAAAAAATATCAGATTTAGCGGCGTTACCCATAACAATATTAGCTGTGTCGTAGCCCCCGCTTCCTTTTACTTTTAATTCGGTACTTGAGCCCTCAATAAGAGCTGAGCCAACAACATGAAGTTTTTCACTTGGACTAGTCGTTCCAATCCCGACGTTACCGTTAGAACCTTTTACTGTTAACTGCATACCAAGTGCATAATGCTCTAGCTGAAATCCTGTACTGTAATTAATAATATCATAATCAGTAGAGGCGTCATGATAAATATGATGGGTTGAATCTGCACTTCCTGAGAGCTGTATTTTTTGGTCTGGATTTATAGCGATATTTCCATTAACATCAAGCTTAGCACCTGGGCTTGTAGTCCCAATCCCGACGTTGCCGCTTCCTATAAATCTAGTACTTGTATATCCAACTGTTAACGTGTCACTATTAGCAGTAGTCGTGCCAAGACTCATGCTATTATCACCAGTAGCTATACTCAAGTCACCGCTTCCAACATTAAAATTATTTTCAATATTTGAAAAATTAACCGCATCAAAAGCATTAACAGTAAAAGTACTAAAGCTACTATCACCTGTTATTGTTAAATCTTCTACATTTGCAAAATCAATATCTACATAGTTTGTTTCGCTGCCTGCTGTTTGTGTTATTTTAGAATCTGTAAGTGTATCAGAATCTTGCCACATAACTATTTTGCCAGCGGTGCCTGATCCATCTGGAACACCTGGTATAGCTGAGCCATCAACCCAATCAGTACCAGTGACAGTTGAAATTAATACTTGGTTTGCTGTACCTGGTGAATTATTTGAATCGTAGTAAGCACCAGTTACTCTTGCATTACCTGATACGTGAAGTTTTTGACTTGGGCTAGTCGTTCCGATCCCAACGTTGCCATTATATTTATCAATTAAAAAATAAGTGTCGCCGCTATCTTCTGTAATTTCAAAATCTCCAGTTGAAGTTGACCTTCCTAATTCCCAATAAGTTGTTGCGCCAGTTGACAATCTTAATTGCTTACCAACGCCGCTCCTTACTTCTAATTTTGCCCCAGGACTAGTCGTCCCGATACCGACGTCGCCTTCCCCAGTAATACGCATACTTTCAGCAAACGTGTTTGTATAGCCATTTCTATTGTAAAATAACAAATTACCGTTATCATGGCTATCTGAAGAGTTTTGTGTTTCTATACGAGTCAACTCCTCGTTAACAGTGTTTGCTTTTATTTGAGCTACAACTACACCGTTATTACCTCCGACAACCGTATTAGAAAGTTCTAATGTAGCTGGAGATAAAGCGTTTTTATGTACATTAAGTTGTGAAGAAGGACTAGTGGTCCCAATCCCAACGTTGCCGCTTTCTTTTATAGCTATTCTTGTAATTTGACCATTACCAGTACCTGTCCTTAAAGCGATGCCGCCATTTGCGTTATCTCTCCCTTCAATAACTAAAGCCCCGTATTCAGTAAAAGGCCATGTTGTTGCACCACCAGGAGATGTAGTATAAATATGCGAGCCAGCTGAAAAATTCGCCGCTTGCGACTCTGTAACATAAGTTTTAAAAGTAATATTTTTCCAAAGGTTATTGGAGTTTTCTGCTTCTAATAAAAGAGCAGCCCCATTATCTCCTGCTGTAATATTTAATTTAGCATCAGGACTAGTTGTTCCAATCCCGACGTTGCCTGCAGAGGTGATGCGCATTCGTTCTGAGCCTGCTGTAACTAAACCAATAGTATCTCCTGCCGCTCTATAAATACCAGTATTAATATCATCTTTAAATCCGTAATCAACTTCACTAACATTACCTGCGCTAGACACAGCTATTCTACCTTTGTTAGTGTTATCACCTACAACTAAAACCGTATCTGGTTCAGCGGTAAAATGAAAAGAAGCGCCGCCGCCTTGTGATTGACCATCAGAATGCCTATATGTTATTCTTCCAAACTGGCTAGTTCCTGCTGCAATATCAGTAAATTTTATAGTAGCGCCAGCGGCATTGGTGCTATTATGCAAAAACATAAGATCGCCAGGATCAGATTCAGCTGATGAAATGTGTAACTTCGCCGTAGGACTTGTAGTCCCAATCCCGACGTTGCCATTGGTAAAATTAGTTGGCTCGTTTATGGTTATTAAACTAGAGGTTATAGTCATAGACTGAACGCTACTTCCGTTTGCTAGAAATGCAATATTTCCGGTATTGTTATCAATATTAAAATTACCTGAAGTATTACCAGACATAACTACGTCTGTATTACTATTTTCTAAATATAATGCTCCTGTCAAAGGATAACTTGATCCAGCTGACAGTGGTAGGTAAGGACCTGCGCCAGAACCTGGTACTGTATTAGTTTTTACAATATTACCTGAAGCGTCTGTACCTAGTAAATATGTTGGAGTACCTGTGTTGTTAGTAGAATTGTAAGCGTTGAACTTTACGGCTCCAGCTTCTGTAACTCTAAACCTTTCTTGATTACTTCCATCTACACTATCTGATAGTGATATAAAAAAGTCTGAACCAAAATTAGCACCAACTCTGTTAGCCCCTAAAACAACATCACAAGCTTCAGAATCTGCATTTGATAACTTTATAGCAGCAGTTGTTCCCCCTGCATTAGTAGAATTTACAAAGTCAGCAATAATTCCATCAGTGGGTGAAGCGGCTATAACTTCTAATTTAACGTCAGGACTAGTAGTCCCGATCCCGACGTTGCCTCCGTTTTTGATAACTAGCCTGTTGTTTGCAACATTGACTTCACCAAACTCCATATAACCCGCATGAATTTGCCAGTCCCACGCCTTACCAGAAGTTGTATCTTTTATTCTTAAAGAAGCTTCATCTCCCTCGATATCTAACTTAGCATCAGGACTCGTAGTCCCTATACCTACGTTGCCGCCAAGCGGTTGCAGTGACAAAGGTTTAAGATTATTAGAGCCATCGTCTTGTATAGATTGTACATAACCATAATTGTAAAAATTAGAGCCTATCCAGAGTGAAATTGCTCCGCCATTATTAATTCTTGCAGCAGGAGTTGAAGATGTTGAAATAGTTGCTGTATCTGATGGGCCTTGTACTTTTAAAGTAGCATCCGGACTAGTCGTACCAATACCAACCCTATCGTTTATTGTATCTACATATAAAACACTACTGTCTACAGCGACATTATTAAGAAATTTAATTGGCATATTATTTGATTATTTTATTATTATCCTACGTATGTAAGTAATACTTCGTAAGCACCGTCAGATATTGAACCTATAAATTCAACACTTAAATTCGCGCTTGATCTTGTTACGCTTGCGTATACTGTTTCACCCGCAGAACTTATAACTTCACATTTAACATCTATAGCGCTAGCACCTGTGAAAGAGTTAGTAACGTCGTATGTAAACGTTGTCAAACCACCAGCTTGACTACCACCTGTTAGTGAGACTCTATCACCTAAAGCACCTGTATCTGTAGAAGCAATTGTAATTTGACCTGAACTATTTCTAGTAAGGGTTATATTGGAACCTTCTGTAAGATTTACAACAGTAGTAGCTCCACCGTCAGATCCTGTAAGTGTAAGAGGAACATTGCTACCACTTTTAGCAGCAGCTGTTAAAGCATATTTAGCATCAGTGTTTGTTGTGTAAGAAGGAACATCCCATGTGTTGTCTTTAGATAAGAACCTTGTAGTAGTATCAGAGGTACCGTCGACAGCTGTTAAATCTACATCGCCAATATCAACAGCACCTATAGCTCCTGAGTTTATTGATCCATAAGCTACATAAGTACCACCGTTACTATTAGAGAATGTTGTAACACCTTCATCACCTTGTACAATTACCCAGTCATTTATATCTGAAGCTCCTTGCGCAGCATCTTCTTTTGCAATAACCGAATCACCAACATCTAATAAAACAGAACCATAGAAACTACCAGCAGTTGTTACAACATAGAAGTCACCAACTGAAATAGCAACTCTAGAAGCTCCAGTTGTTAAGTTACCGCCACCGTCCATAGCACCAGTTTCAGCATTAAACCCATCTTTAAAGGTTAAGCCTCCAGCAACTAAACCATCTACATAAGATTTAGAAGCAGCGTCAGTTCCAGCGCTTGGTGTTGTAGGTACTGTTACTTGGCCGCCGAAACTTGATTGACCCGTACCGTTTACGGTGAGTGCACCAGCTAGAGTAATACTATCGTTTAAGTTTACAGTTAAAGTATCAGTTGCGCCAATAGCTGTTGTAATGTTAGTGCCACCTGCAATATCTACTGTATCACCACTATTAACTGTTTGATTAGAACCACTATCACCTGTTAAGGTCCATGTGTAAGATTCTGCGGCTGGGAATGTAACGGTTTCTATGTCTACAGCTGTAACGTGACCTGTTGCGTTTGTAGTTACTGTATTAACAACATTTATAGTTCCGCCATATCCTGGAGACGAAGTTGAAGTTGTATCACTTCTACTTGTATTGTCGTGGTTTAAAATTACAGCTGTTGCGGTTCCAGCGTTGGTTAAGTAAGTTCCAGCTGTTACAGATTCTACGCCGCCACCTACTTCCACCCAAGAACCGTTCGCGTATACTTTAACTACATCAGTTGCTGTGTTAAAATATAATTGCCCTTCGTTTCCAGATGCTGGATCAGCTCCTAGATTTTCTAGTCTTAGTTTTTCAGCTTGCGCGCCGCCAGAGAATGTTATGTTGTTTAAAAATGCTATTGCCATGTTATTAATTTAAAAATGCTTTGCCCGCAAAAGGTGTTATAAAGCTTAGTGTTAATCTGTTTTTGTTTATGTATTCTATTTGAAAACCTAATATAGAAGTTTCACCTGTGTCTACTACTTCTACTGAAGGAAATTTTTTCATATTATGTGTTATATCCCAAACACTCGCCGCGACACCTTGTGTAAATATAAAAGTAGAATTAGATATTATACTTTTCTTAAGATCCTCGAAAGATACACTTCTAGTTTCTATAGTGTTTTCTTCTTCTATAGTCTTTGTAATAACAAAAGTATCGTCATCAGACAAGAATGTAGTAGGCGGATATGAATATATTATCGGCATGTGTCTTTTATTTTTATTCTATATTAACAACTTTTTGAATAGGACCGTAGTTTGAAGCAGAAAAAACGTACTGACCAAGTTCATTAAAATTTTGTAAAGAATCTACACTTGTTGCTACTTCTTGCATTGGGGTTGAGGTAGTAATTCTTGTGCTAGTTTCCATCAGTCCAACTGTTCCAAAGTTGCTTAAACTAGTTTGGCGTGTGCCAAGTGAAAAACCGCTTAGATTTAGACCTTGAGTTGTTTGCGCATAATTAGTGCTTACTAAACCTTCTTGGTCAGAACCCTGGTTTGATAAAAATAAATATTTTCCGAACTTATCTGTTTGATTATTCACAAATCCGCCTCCTCTAAGACCGACCGAAATCTCAAAAAAGCTTGCACCAAAATTATCAGACATTGTGATAATATTTCCAGAAGGTAAATTAGTAGAGGTGGTATGGAGTGCGTAAAAATACACGTATTGACCATTACCAGATACTATTGGGAAAAAACTTAGTGAACTAGATGTACCTCTCGCAAGACCTGTTATAGATGATATATTTGAAAAGCTAGAACCGTAATCACTACTTTTATATACTAAAGTATCTTGTCCTAATTGAGAAACAGCATAAACATATTTACCTCCCATAGAGCAAGCCACGCTGTCTACTATATTGTTCGGATTGTTTGTATCATTAAAATTTATTTCATTACCAAACGTTTGCCCATAATCGCTTGATATTTTTAAAATTGTACGGTCTGTAACGCCACTATCTAAAGATAACCCATATACATACCGCCCATCTTTAGATATACTTTGTACAACATCAACATCGCTTATTAGTGTAAAAGAAAGACCCGATCCGCTGTCTGTGCCTTTATATGTAAGATATGTTACGCTTGATGAAGTTCGAGACATAGCGTATATATATTCCATATTGTCGCTAATAGCTGTTATTTGATCAAAAATTCTAAACTCCATACCGGTGTAGCTTATTTCTTGATCTATATACTGAGAATCAAACGGGAATGGCGTGTCAACGTTGGTAAAATATGTAATTAATTTTTTATCGTAAAGACCAACAAATCTAACATTATCATCTGATAATGGTTCATAGTTATCTGGTTCACCACCTAAAGGCCATACTAGATCATCTCCTTTATATATCTTAGAAATATTAGTATTTCCTTGTTTTAAAGTGCCAACAGATGGTTGTCTATTCCCAATCTTTAAACTACCCATTATATAATTATGTACATTACGTCAGCTGCAGGCGTTATAGCCGCGTATTCAGCTGATGTTAGTGTTATTATTTCTGTTATAGCTGTCGTACTTGGATCTGTTGACGCTGTTCCTTCTATATAACCTGAATCGTTTGTAAGATCGCTAGTTGTTAAAACAACCACCCCAGTTTGGCTATTTACAGAATCAACCGCACTGCTTCCGCCTCCAGAATACTGTGGTATGTTTAAAACACCGTTTGTAAGTGTAGCAGCGCCTGAGTTTCCTGTAGTTGTTAGCGATTGTACTATACCTAAGTTAGAAGTATAATTGCTAGGGTTACTAGATAAATAGTATCTATTGTCTAAATTAACTGTCACATCTGGTATATCACCAGAATTACGCGTAAGTGTTAATAAACCGTCATTAGTATTAAACGATGCACTTGTTACAACACGATCATCTACCTGTATTATAGTTGCTTGACCCGTGTTTATATACGAATCTAGCTGATCTACTGTAGCAGATTTCGTAGCATTTTTCTTGCTAGAATCTGACACAAGTATAAGATCACCACCTGATATTTCCTCTATCGCAGGGTATGAATAAATTATTGCCATATTTTCTAAATTCTTTTATATGATATATACTTACAGGTAAAAGCGATAGTTTACAAGTGGCTTATATAGTGACAATAGCCCCTTACTCTATATACTTATAACCCTAATGTCACCCTTTGTGAAAAAATTACGTTAGAAATATTGGGGTATGGGGTTACCCCCTATATTATTGATTATCAGTCTGTTACAAAAACGATTTTTATTTCACCGGGCCCCCCAAGTTTTCCACCGCTTTTCCATATATCTACCAGATTATCAATGTTTTACGTAGATATTTTAGACTTTTTCCACAGTAACTAATTTTATTATTTATATTTTACAGACATAATACAGTTGCATGTGGATAATATATATGAATCTAAAAAATAATAATTATGACTACTAACTTCGACTACAACCAATTACAACAATGGTCAAATTCTGAACTAATCGAACAAATCTTATTATTACAAGATTTTATAAACAATGAGAGTTAGTGG